ATGAGTGCTCAAAATTGGGCACTCTTTTTTTTATCTCCGAACTTTGAAGACGTGGAACAAATCGACATCAAAGACATATCCGGTGCTATCCTGCTTACTACCCTTCCCAATGAAGGCTGCAAGCGTAAGTTTACTCTTATGAAGGAGGACTACATCACGTTAAAGTTCTCCTTGGAGAGTCCTATATTCTTCAAACTTGGTTCATGCGTGGAGTGCGACTTCGGGCTGTTCGAGGTGTGCGACTTGCAGAAGCCAGTATTCAATACCGATAACGCAGGCTACGACTATGAGTTGCAGCTTGACGCCCACTACTGGAAATGGAAAAACAAAATCTTTAAATATACCCCCGAAGTGGCCGGGCAGGAAGCGTCCTGGAATCTCACCGCTTCACTTGATGTCCAAGCCGGTATAGTCCTTAGAAATTTAAAAGCTCTTGGTTACAAATACAAAGGACAGGATTTTGTTTTCTCTATTGACGGTACGGTAGAAAATAAGGCTCAGTTGATGAGTTACGACAACGTCAACATCCTTGACGCATGCTTCTCTATGGCGAAGAAATGGGATTGCGAGTGCTGGATAACCGAGAACATTATCCATTTCGGAAGGTGCGAGTTTGGCGATGCCGTTAACTTTGAGATAGGAAAGAATGTGGATAAGATGTCACGTTCCGACTCACAATCAACCTACGCAACGAGAATCTATGCTTTCGGTTCTACAAGAAACATCCCGGCAAACTACCGCCCGGTTGATGAGTCGGTGGTAGTCAATGGCGTGGTTCAAAGAAGGCTCATGCTTCCTTCCGGCATTCCGTATATTGACGCCTATCCTAACATGACTACCGAGGAAGCCGTCGAGCAGGTGGTTGTCTTTGATAGCATCTACCCTAGACGTACAGGAACGATTACAGCAGTCTCCAGCTATGAAGATACGGTTGACAATGAAGATGGGACCGAGACTACAGAAACATTCTACAGGTTTACTGACACAGGTATCAATTTCTCGTATGATTACGTACTTGAAGGTGAAGAACTCCATGTAGTGTTTCAATCAGGAAGCCTTAACGGAATGGACTTTGCCGTCAAATTCAATCCGCTTGAAAAGGGAGAAAAGAATGAGGACGGTACATGGAATGTGGATGCGCAGTTATGGGAGATTGTCGCCAATGAAGACTACGGGCGCAAACTTCCGGACAATGTGGTCAAGCCTAAAGCAGGTGACACTTATGTATTATACGGATGGGACAGTACGAAGATAGCCGAATTAGGACTTGTATCTACCGCCGAACAGGAATTGAAAACTGAAGCTGAAAAGCATGTTGAAAAGTCCAGAATGGACCCGAGTACTTATGGCTGCACGATGATGTCGGATGTCGCATACAGTGAGGACGGAGTGCACAATCTCTACAGCATCGGTCAAAAGGTCAATCTTATCAACAAGGCCTATTTCGAGAACGGAAGGCAGTCAAGGATTATCGGATTTGAATTCAACCTTGACCTGCCTTATGATTCCCCTATATATACTGTCGGGGAAACCGCTGCTTATTCACGTATCGGGGAACTGGAAAGCAAAATAGAGAGCATTACCTTGAAAGGGCAGCTTTACAACCAGTCCTCTTTGGATTCCATTGTCAAGAAACTTTCAAACAGCGTTACAAGCCAGGAAACAAGTGGGAACATACAGGTAACTACTGCCAGTGTCGGCTATTACAAACAAGGCGATGTAATCATGAAAGGGACAAGCTGGGAGAATATCATTAGAAATATGCTGTTTAAAGAACAAGGCGCGGAACTGAAAAGCAAACTTTCTACGGCTAACGATATGGAGTTCGGCTCTAATAAAGGTAAAATAACGTATGAAGCGGCAAAAAACGGGAATGGGGATATAACCAAGGCTTTTTTTGATAACAAGGAAGAGAATCTGCTTGTATTCGGAGCTGAAATGAATGGGGTAAGGACGGCTGTCAGGGAGTTGTCAGGCGTGTATACGGAAAACGAATCATACCTTGCCTCCGTATCATTTTCCCAAAATGGAAGTCTTCCTGCTGTAACACTTACCGACAAAATCAGCGTAAACGTGCGTCGCAAATGGTTTGCCGGAGTGGTGGATTCTATTCCCACAACCTCAGCGCAAGTCAGAGGGTTGTCATCAAGCGGCATGTACACCGGCTCCGGCAGCTACAAGTTCAGTGCCGGCCGGTGGAAGACAATCGTAATCTGCATACCTGAGGGAACCGTGAGCGAGCTCACCCTGACCGCATATCCCGGTAATTTTATCGAAGACACCGGAGTGTGCAGCGGCCCCACTTCCATCTCTGTGGAAGGCGCTAACGGAAGCCAGGCAACGGATTACCGCATGTGGGTGATACGGACCGACGGCACGAACGATGCCGATACATTCACATTCAAAACGAGTTGACATGGTAAAGATAAACGGAAGCAGCTTCGCGCTGCAATACAAGAGGACAACGTACCGGCCTATCGACAGCTCGTCTGTATTCGATACCATAGAGGACGCACGCGTATACGCGAGGAACACCGACGCCGAAGCCTATTTCCCCTATGCGGGACAGCTCGTGTCGACCCTTGAGAACGGGGGTGCCGTCTACAAGCTGTCGAAGGACGACAGCATACCGGAGACCGACGGGAAGAGGCACTTCAAGCTTGACCCTATAGGCAGCAAGAACGACAACGACGACCGCTACGTGCGCAAGGACATCGCCGAGACCATCGAGAAACTGATGACCTTCATCGAGGGCATCAACGTGAAGGGCACGGCAACGCTGAACGAAATCATGCTGCTGAAAGACCTCGTGTCGGAGAACTTCTCAGCCGGAGGCTCAGGTTTCGGCATCTACCGGGACGCGGACGGCAACTACCATCTCGACATCGACTTTGTGGACATCCGGAAGAAGCTGAGCGTGGAGGACATCCAGGTGCAGCAGTCCACCTATGTCGGGGGCAGGCAGTACAATACCGGCGGCGGCATCATCTGCAACCGCGTGGAGGACAAGGGCACATACTGGCGCTGCTATTTCAAGACCACTGATTCGGAGGGGCGTACCGTGTACAACACCTTCCAGGAGGATGACCAGGCCATCTGCGAGACGTTCAACCTGAAATCGGGCAACCACTACTACTGGCGGCTCGTGACGGGTACGGGAGACGACTACATAGACCTCTCCAAGGACGACTGTGCATCGGGCAGCGACATCCCGCTTGCCGGAGACAGCATCGTGCAGCTCGGCAACCGGACGGACACGGGCCGACAGGGTGCCATTGTATGGGACAGCGTTACCGCCGGAGGGCCTTATGTGCGCATATACAATGGGATAAACTCGTACACGATGCCCGAACCGTTGATTGACTTCAATACGGTGCTCAGCGAGATTACCGCCAGGTTTATCAACCAGGCCACGGGTAAGGACATGGACAAGACCCTTGACGACATGCAGGTAAATCTCGACATTATCAAGCAGCAGACGGACAAGGAGTACACGATGTGGTTCTATGACTATGAGCCTACATTGAGTAACATTCCCGCTTCGGAATGGACGACTGCGGAGCTGAAGGCCATGCACGACCAGGACCTGTTCTACAACACCGCTACCGGGCAGGGCTACCGGTTCGAGTCGGGTGCTTGGGAAGAAATCACCGACCATTTGACACTGAAAGCCCTTGAGGATGCCGCCAGAGCCCAGGACACCGCGGACAGCAAGCGGCGTATATTTGCCCAGCAGCCCACTGTGGCAGATGCCTACGACGTGGGAGACATGTGGGTGAACGCGACGTACAATGACGGCACCACTATTTACAAGAATGATGCTCTCGTATGCAAGACTGCGAAGGCGGCAGGAGCAGCATTCAGCATCAGCCATTGGAAACCTTCTTCCACGGCAACTACTGCCTATATCGAGAACCTGGGGGACCGCATCACGGTTGCGGTGACGGATTCGGAAAATGGCATTGCCGAGGCTACGAGGCTTGCCAACCAGGGTATCAGCGATGCCCGGGACGCTTATTGTCTTGCCCGGGGGGCGCAGGATACGGCTGATGAGAACACGGCGGCCATCCAGGTGACAAAGGACTCCATCGCCGCGCTGGTTGAAGGCATCCACTTCGACGGCTCCGGAAACATCACGAACATCAACACTTCCGGGCTGGTGACGACGGCTGATTTCAACTCGCTGCTGTCTAAAAAGGTGAGTTTTGATGCGGCGGGGCATATCACGAACATCGACAAGTCGGGGCTCATCACCGAATCAAACCTTGTGCAGATGTTTGCAGAGAAAACCGCTTCGGATGGTTATGTAAAGAAATCGTATATAGCCGCTTTCGTTACCGAGCTGCCCGACGGGAGGTTCCAGAGCAATGCGCTGGTGAGCGCCGACCAGATACGTCTTGAAGGAATTGTTACGGCAAACAGTTATTTCAAGATATTAGAGAATGGGGCTATTGAAGCCATAAGCGGTACAATCGGGGGTATCAAAATAACCAACGAAGGTCTTGGTTCCTATATTTCCGGTTGGCATCCGATTGATATTCCGGCAATGAAGCTGTCAAATTCCGGCTTGCATTTTTCTAAGGGTATTCAGTATAATCATGCAGGAGGGCCACAATTCGCATCTTACGATGTGGATATTGGTGCAGACGGACTTTTTGTCACCGTGGAGGATTCCTCCGGCGGACGTTTTTATGATGTAATGAATGTCGTAGCTGGAAGACACGGTTTAAAAATATCCAACTCAGGCGTATTCAAGACTTCTGATGGTGGAAGTACTTGGGTAGAAATATGAAAAACAAGTAATATAGCAAGAATCAGATGAAAATCAACTTTAAGAAAATCGAGGCACAGACCTCATTCGAGGGCGGCAGACAGACCTTCGACGCCGCGGAAACCGTCGGCAATGAAATGATGTACAACGGCAGTATCCTGCTGGACATAGGCTTTGAGGACTTAGCTAAAAGCATCTACTATTCAAAGGATGCAGTGGAGATTCCTGAACGATACAGCAAGGCCCTTGAGCTTGTAGTCAAGAACTCCCGGCTCATAGCCGCAGTGAAGCGTGAAATTATCAACCAACTGAACGTCAAGTGACATGGGCTACATCAGGTTCGTTTTGAGCAAGCGCGTGACCGGTGACGATGGAGGTGCCACGAATGCGGTCATCAGCCGTATCGAGAGTGACATGGCCGACACGGGCATGCTCGAGACGAACCTGATAATGCACGCCCTTGCCGCGCGTGGCGGCAAGGTTATTGAGATTGTAGACTTCATACTGGACTCAAGCAGGCTTGATGACAACGATATATTAGGATAGGTTATGGATAAATTAAACAGAAACTTCGTTCGTGGCAACATCCTCAAGGCCGAGGAACTGAACGAGCTTGTCGGAAAGATTAACGAGTTCGCCAAGTGCGTTAATGACAACAGCCTCGAGACGAACAAGGCGGCGATGCAGAGCTTGAAAAACGCCCTGCAGGAAGTGAGGAATGCGCAGCTTGTCATCGGCACCGACCCGGGTACGGCCTTCGACGGGGCGGCGGGTGCGACGCTTGAACAGACTGTGCGCGAACTGGCCGGAGGTGCCGGAACCATGTACAGCGTATATGTCCGGAACAACATGGCCTCGCTCGGCTTCGCCACCCAGTACGGCGAGGAGTGCGTGCTTGACTTTACGTTCGTCTCGCAGTACCGCGACAGCCTGGACGAACCCTACAAGTCTACCGGAGAACTCGGCCTGTGCACCATCATGATGAAGAGCGCCAAGTATGCCGACTTCACCGTGGTGAAACAGATGGAAGTCTCTTCGGGCGTATCCATCAGGCAGGACATAGCCGAATGGCTGTCATCAGGAAGCAACAGCGTGAAGATTTCCATCAAGGGGGAGAATACCGACAAGACCACCGCACCGGTGACGTACAACGTGCAACTCACGTCATTGGGCATCAGCGCCCCGAACTTCGCCTGGTGGACGGCGTTCTCCGGAGACATCAACATCCCGATGATAATCAACGGCAACATCAACAAGACGCTGCACTTGACCGTCACCGGCGACGGCTACAGCCAGAGCTACGACAAGGCGATAGGCACAGCCGTGTATCTGGATACTCCGTATATCTACTTGCTGGAGCATCCGGGAGCGACGGGCGTATACAACGTGAGTTTCTATCTTTCCAACTCCGACAATACCATCCAGACAAAATCCGTATCGGTCAACATCATGTGCATCCGTACGGCCAGCGAAGCCGTGAAGCTTATGTGCGTGAACAACGTGGCGGAACAGCTCACCAACTGGCAGGACAACACGGTGTTCGACTACGCCATCTACGACGGTCCGTCCGCACTGACCGAGGCAAGGTTCTCCATCACCAGAGGCGGCATGGAGGTGTACAGTTCCGAGAATGACGCCATCGTGGCGAACGCAAGGAACACCTTCACCTACCCGATGGAGGTGGAGACGGATGACGATGCCGACTTCGGCGTCACAGTCGGCGTGACGGACGGTGCGGATGCCTTGACGGAACCCATTGCCCTGCCGGTGAACAACTCGCTGGGCTATTCGGCTACGGCAGGCGCCGCACTCTATATCAATCCTCGGACCCGTGCCAACTCGCAGACGAATTACAGGAGCGTCATCAACGAGGTGGACAAGACGGCCGTACCGGTAGAGTGGAGCAACCTGAACTGGAGCAACGACGGATGGGCGGCTGACGCCGACGGAGTGAAGGCACTGAAGATATTCGCCCGCAGCAGGGCCGTGATAGACTACCGCCCCTTCGCCACGGAAGCCGCCCGCCGGGGCAAGACCATCGAAATCGACTTCAAGGTGGAGAATCCCTCGGATGCCAGCAAGGACATCATCACCATTGCGGATAACAACGTAGGCCTGCGCGTGTCGGGCGAGAACGTATCCTTCTTCTCCCAGTCCATGCAGGAGAGCTCGACGCAGGACGTACCTATAGACAACGGTGTGCGTATCCGCCTGACAGTAGTCGTGATGCCCGATGCCTACGGGAATGCAGGGTTCAACATTGTGGCCATCTACATCAACGGCAAGAAGAACCGGCAGTATGCCTACGAGAACAACGACTACTTCCGCAATGACGGCAAGATTGTGCTGGGTAGCGATTATGCCAACCTCTACCTGTACGGGCTGCGTGTCTACGACAGTGCATTGCCTTCGGAAGCCGTACAGAAGAACTATATCAACCAGCTGGTGACCACCGACGAGAAGCTTGCGGAGAAAAACGTCAACCTCGTGCTGGACGGTGAGGGTGTGAATATCGACTTCAATGCCACGAAGCTGCTGTACAACGTGTTTGTGGTAGACAAGCCTTTCCCGAACCTGATGAACCCTTCGGGCGTGGCGGGTAATCTGGAAGTCTTCTTCAAGGACAAGCCGGAGAGGAACTTCACGCTTACCAATCTGCTGGTGGAAGGCCAGGGTACATCTTCCAAAAAATACCTGGAGTGGAATATTAGATTTAAGATGAAAGGGCTGAAGGACGCTGATGGAAACAAGATAGCCTCCATCGCGACCTATGCCGACGGTACCACGGACAAGAACTGTGTGCTGATGTACGACAACGTTCCGAAGTCCGGGCGCCTGACCGCCAAGAAGAACTGGGCGAGCTCCATGCAGGACCACAAGGCAGGCAGCGTGGATGCCTACGATGCCCTCTTCAAGGAGACAGGCATGAAGAACGAGGCGATGGCTGCCGACCCGAAGATACGTGTGGCCGTCTATCAGGAACCGTTCATCGGCTTCTCGAAGTCCGTGAACGAGGAAGGGCAGGATGTATATACTTGCATGGGAGAATTTACGTTCGGCCCGGACAAGGGAGATGACCTTTGTTTCGGTTATGATACGGAGGCTTTCCCGGAACTTCTCTCTGTAGAGGGCTCGGACAACGCACCGCTGGGGGCACTGTTCCGTGTGCCCTGGAACCGCGGCAAGTCATACTGGGCGTACAATGCCGATGAGGAAGCCTTCCAATATAATGATACCAATTGCTGGGACTTCGACGCCGGAGAGCTGAATGCCGACGAGACCGAACCGCTCTCTGCGCAGAGGTGGATAGATTCCTATAACGCCGTATATGTCTGCAACAACCGCATCCGTCCGTTTGGCGGCACGCTGGCGGAGCTGAATGCTTCTGTTGCGGAATATCGGAGCACGGGGTATGAGTACTGGATTGCCAAGACCGGCGATGCCGACCTCTACAATCTGTACTACTATGAGGCGGCGGAAGGGAAATTCATCCCTTCGGACATCGGGGCCGGGCAGATTAACCTTAAGACACAGCTCAAAGAGTATTTAAGCAGTGATTTATCAGCCTTCACGGCCGACCAGCTGAATGAACTGTTCGTCAATGCGAGGAAGCAGCTTTTCCGGGCTACCATCCCCGACTGCTTCGACATCAGCGACGCCGTATTCCATCATAATTTCGTGGAGTTTACGGCCGGAACCGACCAGCGGGCGAAGAACACCTATCCGTATAACTTCTGCACTACCGGCAGCAAGTGGCGGTGGCGCCTGGACGATGCCGACACCATCTTCCCGATAGACAACCAGGGTCAGGACCGCAAGCCCTACCACTGCGAGATGCACGATGTTTACAGTAACGGCCAGCCCATCTGGAACGGCGAGACATCCGTATTCTGGAACATGCTCGAACTGGCATTCAGCGCCGAGATTGCGGCAGGCATGCGGAAGATGCTCAGTGCCATGGAAAGCCTGTGCGGACAATCCTCGGGCACTCCCTATGACAAGGTATATGCCTTCTACAAGAAGTATTATCTCGGCATCAAGAACTATTTCCCGGCCACGCTGGTCAACGCCGATGCCAAACGCTACGAGATAGCCAAGATAGCCTACAACAGCGGCTCTTATACCAACGACACCGACCCTATCACCCAATCGCATGGCGACTTCTGCTCTGCCGAAACCGCCTGGGTGAAGAAGCGCATCATGTACATCATGTCGAAATACAGCTACGGTCTGTTTTCAAACAGCGGAACGGACACCATCATCGTGCGTGCAGCAGGCGACCTGATAGATTACGAGATAACCCCGGCATTCGACATGTACCCGGCCATTGCAAACGGTACCAGCATCGTGCAGGGCGCAAGGACCAAGGCCGGTGAAGTGTGCCGGATGACCATCGACCTCGGCGGCTCTGCCGACCAGCAGAACGCCATCCAGGCGGCGAGCTGGCTGCTCTCCATCGGCGACTGGCACCGGAAGAACGTCAGCGGCACCATGGTGGTCCGTGGCCGGCGCCTGACGGAGCTCATCCTGGGCAGCAAGACCGAAAACGTCATCATCACCATCACCGGGCTTACCCTTGCCGACTGCGGCAGCCTACAGAAAGTCCTGTTGTCAAACATTGCCACCTTGCAGGGTACTCTTGACCTGAGCGCCTGCCAGAATATCCGTGAGATATATGCGGACGGAACCAATCTCAGCCAGATTAAGGTTCCGGAAGGCGGCAGTCTTGAAGTCATCGAGTATCCGGCAAACAACAAGTACATCGGCTTCAGGAACTTCCCCCTGCTGTCCACCGGTGGATTGCGCATCGGCCAGTGCGCCCCGAATGTGACAGACTTCTGGGTGGAGAACTGTCCTTTGCTGCAGCCCATGAAACTGCTGTCTGACGTCATCGAGGCACAGCAACCGCAGGGTGATGCCCACGCGCTGAAACATATCCGCGCAATAGGTTTCAATGAGGAGTATTACACGGCCGACGCACTCGACATGCTCGCCCGCCTCTCCGACGGCAGCTACTCCGGCTTGTCAGCC